GATAGTCTCCTCGCTAATGTTTGGGTTCACTGCGGCCATCGCTGGCTCAATATAACCGCGAGCAAACGGAACACCCTTGCCAAACCCGCTGGCCAGCGACGTGAAGCCTTCGCCAACAACTTCGCGGGACATTTCGCCTTTGACAACTTTTGCAGCGTCTCCACCTTCACGCATGATGCTGGTGATTGTGCCCTGGTCGGCGGTCACATATGCGTCGTTAGGGTTCACATAATTCATCTGCCGCGTCTTGCGGTTCTGCGTGATGTATCCGCCGTCCGGGTATTGCTTTAGCAGCGTGGAGCCCTCGGGGATCGTCGGAGCCTCTTGAGCGGGAGCAAGCCCAATCCTTTCTGAAAACTCGCCGAAGTCCATGTCAGAGTAAAACTTGCCGTGGAGCGCCCGCGCAAGATCCTCGTCGCTCAGCCGGTCATACTGAGGATATTGGCTGCGGATTTCTTGTATGGAAGCCATGCTTGTACCCTATTATAAAATGTTCAGCGGATCTGTTGAGCCGCCTGACGGATCTTGCCCCGGAGTGTAGATCATCTCGTCGGGAATGCTCTCCCCTTGCAGCCTGCGCGAGAAAATATCAACGTAGAAGCGCAGCTCCTTGAGTGCGTTGACGTAGTCGTCATATCCTTGCATCTGGCCAAGGCGGGCCATAGCCTGCTCAGCCTTCATGCCTTCCAGCTCGGTGATCTGGCCGCCGCCTTTCAGCTTCTCAAACGCCTGCAAGAAAACGTCGCCGCGGACCTGCTTTATCATCTCGTTAACTCGGGCCACATTCGGATCGAGGCCAACATTTGAGGCGAACCCCCGGACAATGCCCTCGAAGCCCAGAGCGTCTTCCAAGTTGGGGTCGTTCATCAGGGCGTCGATACGCGCAATAAGAGCCGCCTTGCCGGAGATTTCCGTCCCTTGGGTTTTCTGGCGGTCCAGCTCCTCGATCATCAGCTTGGCTGTCGGCCCGTCAATCAAGCCCTGCGCAGCCGCGCCAAGTATTGCTTGACGACGCGCTGCGCTGTCACCTGCGCCAGCGCCTGCACCTAATCCCAGTCCACCAAGAAGCTGGGTGCGCTGCTGCGCCGCCGTCGCCTTGCGCTGCATGTCGGCCTGCTCGTTGAAGCGGCCGAGCATGGCGCTGACGTTTCCGCCTTGGCCGCCCTGCAAAGCAGCCCCGGCATCTGACAGGCCGGCAAACGCCAGCATCCGGCGCTGAGTTTTCGATAGGTTTTCGTATGGATCAGTCGGAGTGGTTGGAGTGGTCTGTGGGGCCAGTAGCTGCTGGAGTGTCGCCGCGCCGCTTGTATCCTGTGTAGCGACAGGCGTAGTAACTGGCGCTGCCTCGACGACTGGCGCAGTAACAGGTTCCGGCGCCGGATCTTCCGCCGCTGACCCGTACCCCAAGTCCTCGAGCTCATTAGGCAGCATCAATGTGCCCACCTTGACGCCGGTCATGTCCTTGTTCATGGCCTTCATCCGGTCTATGTCTTCCTGCGTGTATAGTCTTGCCATGTCTATCGTCCAATCCGCTTATTTAAAAAAGAGCGCCAAAGCCACCGCCGCTGCCAACAGCGCCCACTCCGCCCAATAGCTTACCAACTCCCGTCAACCCGCCAAACGGATCGCGCGTAGTAACAGTGCCAAGCCCCGCCGGAACACCAGATCCCGCCGCCAAAAGCGCGTTAAGCTGAGTGAGCGGGTAGGCTTGCTGCTCTTGGAACATTGCGTAATCAGATTGCAGCTGAGCCTGCTCCAGGGCGCGCTGCTGCTCTCCGGCAGACATTTGCGCGCCGAGGCCGGCGATCCCAGACTGCAAGCGCTGCCCAGCGAGGGCGCCCATTGCGTTGGCCGCCTGCCCCTGGATGGCCGCAGCCTGAAACTGCCCCTGATAGTTGGCAGCGTTGGCCGCCTGCTCGAACTGAGCTTGCTGAATCGCGAACTGGTTTGCCGCCGCCATGTTGCCGGCGCGGGCAGCCTGATCTCGGGCCGCTGCGGCTTCGCGAGCCTGTTGGCCAAGTGTCTCGGCTGTCATCTCCTGGCCTGACGCCAGTGCGCGAGCCTGCTGCACGTTGCCAATGTCGAACTGACCGGATTGCAGAGCCTGCGTAAATGCCTGCTGGCGCTGCTGGGCGGACAAGGCGCCCGCTTGGCGCAGAGCCTCGCCGGCGAGTACGCCTTCCTGCACTGCCTGACGCGATCCGCCAAATGCGCCGGCGGCCTCCGCCTGCGCGCCGAGCGTGTTTGACGCCATCTGGCGCTGACGCTCGATGTCCTGTTGGCCGAGGTCGATCACGTTCTGAGTGTATGGCGACAAATACGGGTCAAAGCTGGTTCTCGCCAGCGTGTCAACGCCGATCTGCCCAGGAGCGGTAGCGGCGCGCACAGCCTCGACGGCCTGCATACGCTCAACCTCTGCGAGTTGAGCCGCGGACATGTCGGTCGGGTTAAAGTTGGCGAGACGGCTCTGGACGCCGATTGCCTGATCGTATGTCTGGCCGCCCATGTTGAGATTGCCAAAGCCTGACATCGCCTGCCCTTGCAGGGGCGTCATGCCGGCAATCGTCTCGCCAGTGTAGGGAGTGTATTCCGTTTCGGCAATGTCAATGCCGCGCGGCAGGATCTGCTCGCGGATGAAGTCTTCCTGCCACTGCGGCAGCTTGCTTTCTTGTGTCTTGGTCGAACTCATTGGCTCAGCTCCATCTCATAATGCCTGCGCGTTTCGCGGAATGAAGCCGCCTCTGCGTATTTCGCGAACCCCTTGCGACCGTCAGTCTCAATCGCGTCCATTTTAGCTTCTTTCGCTATTTTTGTCAAAGTGGCCAACGCCTCTCCGGCCCAGAGGTGCATGTCCTCTCCGCCCATCCACTCAATCTTGAGGTTGCGGCGCAGCGGGTGGTGCAAAATGCAAGTCACGACGGACGCCATTGGCACCCCGTCGACGTAAACCATCCACAGCAGTGACATGCCGTCGTGTAGGTCTTGGATGATGTGATCTGCGTTTACATTGTCCTGGCGCGCAGTGGACATCGCTATGAAGCGTCGCGCGTCGTCGATCACCGCCGGCAGGTTCTCGGGCAGCACGGCAAACATTTCCACCTTGGGATCTTGCTGCGGCTCGAAGCTGACCTTTATGACGTTTTCTCTATTCATCCGTGCAACCTCGTTATCGCAATCGTGGAAGCTGGTGCTGCGGGTGCAAACGCCGTTGCCGCAGTTGCATCAAGAAATCCGTTGGTGCTATCAACAGCCCACATCGCTTCCAAGTAATCTCCGGCGGCAAAGTTAAAGATAACAGACCGAGACACAACAAGCGTTGCGCCGTTCTGGTGCAGTGCGTTCTTCATCGTTGACCCGGCAACGTCAACGCCGTTGACGCGTGGCCAAAACCAGAAGTTTACAGTTGAGCCGGACGTAGATGAAATTTGCGCCGAAAAGCTAATCATATACTCGCCAGCCTCTTCGAAGACTATGCGAGATGCTGGTGTGCCGTTTGTAATGCCATCAGCAGCGCTTGATGTGTACGTCAAAGCGTAGGCGGTGTTTGTAGCTGCCGCAGTCTGATCCGTTGTGATGCCGCCAGCATACCGGCCATCTTCCAGCACAACCTGACGCCACTCGCCGCCTTTACTGACCACTGGGTAGCCGTTAATCCGATCCCACAGCAAAACGCCGTCTTCCGCCGCCGACACGGACGCATCCTTGGCGTCAAGCTGGTTTAAAGCCCTGCCAAGATAACGGCGCAGGTTTTCCGCCCACGCCGCTAAGTCCACTGTGATCGGCGGAACAACTCTCATCGACGCCCACCCTGCCGCGCGTCAAGCCGCATGATGCCGACACGCCAATCAGTTGCAACGCTTCCCTCAACACGCATCCGCACCTGACGCCCCTGAAATCGTACAGATGTCGGGTTGCTCATGCTGAACGGCCCGTATTCGCTCTCAGCGCCGTTGGGGTAAAAGCGCGTCTTAAACGTGGCAGTCACATCGCCCTGCGTTTTCTCGTCTGGGATAAGCTCGACCACATTCATCAGGTTGTCGCCAGCGCCAATGGAGATCGGCCCGGTTTCAGCGTATGGAGTGCTTGCGCCGTAGTTGTAGCCGATTTCATGCTCATACAGTGTGCCGTCACTTGCAATGAACATTGGGTAACGGAATACGCCGCGATCAACGCCAGCCGTGCGATCCATCTCGCCTGTGATCCAGATGTTTTCAACGAAGTCATAGGCAACGTAGCGGTTGCACTCAAGGCTGTCTGCGCTTGGGTAGAACCACCAGATTTCGTTCCACGCGCTATTGACCACGCAAGAAACTTTTGACCGCTGATCCTTGTTGATGTCGCTGAATACATAGTCAGCCACGTCACACGGGATGCTCTGCACCCTGCCGCCGGAGTAAACGAAAAAGCCGCGAAGCCCCATCCAGATCACGCCGTTATCAACAGACGCCGCCGCACGGGCCGCTATAAGCCCACAGGAGGTGCCAACACGCTCCACACCATAAACAAATGGCGGACCCTGATATGTCAGGCTGTGTGCGTCTTCTGTGGTCAGGATGAGCGACTGGGAGCGTGTACGAAGCCCGGCGAGGATAACGCCGTTGGTTTGCAGGTTTATGTCGCCAGCCTCGTTTGTAGCTGCTGGCGTCCAAGTTGTGTTGTCTTCGCGGTCTGACCACTGCACCTTGCGAGGATCGCCATCAGCGCCAAAGCACACGACGAAACGCTCTTCCGTCACCATCATGCCAGTGCAGTTTGTTGGCGCGTTTGCGATCAGCGCAGCGTCAGTCAGAACGTCACCCTGCCACTCGTACAGCTTGCCATCATCGTATGACATGGCCAGCAAGTATTCGCCCCAGTTCTCAAGAGACCACGTTGTGGCCGGGAGGATGGTTTCGGTGTCAGCGCGTGGCAGACCATATTCTTCGTTTCCGTAAAACCCGCCGCCGTATGCGGTGTTCATATTTGCATCAATGCGGCCAGCCGTTAGGCCAGAGGGTGTGATTTCAGTTGTCGTGCCGTTTGCGTTAATGACGTACAAGTTATTGTACGTTCCCGCAGCAGTCTGGCGCGTGCCGTCATTCTCTTCCCACGCGATCATTGAGCGGACAACGCCGTTTAGATCGACGGATGCGCGTTGACGCCAGCCACCAACGGGACGCAGTGCATCTTCGTGCCAGCGGACTAAGTTGATGTCCCGCCAGCGGCCCTGCGACATGAGGTCAGTGCCGTTGCGATATTGCCCTGCTGGTAGTTTGAGAGGAATTAACGGCATGACGCTACCTTATGATTTGACTACCATCTTTGTAGCAGAAACGGCGGTCCCCGCCAATACACTTGGATCAGCAGGTGTTGTACCTATCGTGCCATCGAGCTGGACGTAGTATTGCTGACCAGCGGTGAGGCCAGACTGCTCTTTGTTGACCGTGCCAACGAT